TTATTCGATTTCAAGACCATCAATCTTTACTTCAAGCTCCATGCTGGTCGTAAATCCATTATCCGGGCTGACAGAATGCGTCAGGGTGGTAATGGTCCATTCTGCATCATCAATCGGCTGCTTAAATCCCGTCACCTTCACCGGCATTTCCGTATAGAGATCAGCCCGCCCCTCAGCGAGCTGCAGGGAAAATGAAGCAACCCCGCGCTGCAGGCGTTCCCACTGCATTTTTGCTGCGCGCTCTGCATTGCTCCGGTTGGCGTAGGTACGATTAAGAACCAACACGTTTTCATCCGTTCCCACCAGATAATCACCCTGTTTTGCTTCCGGCTCTTTGGGTGTGGTGGCTTTCTTTCGACGACGCTTAACACTGGTTGTCTCTTTTTTCCTGGGTTCACGCGTATGCAACCAGCTGGCAATAACACCGGTATAGGCACCACGATCAGCAAGGGTGAACCGATGACCGTCACCGGCTTTGCGCGTGATGGTGATAACCGGCAGCGGCTTGCCGCTTGCCGTTCTTCCCTGTCCCTGCCGGATAAATAGCAGGTTCCCGTCTTTAACGGAAGCAATCGCCCCATACTGCCTCGCCAGTTTCATCAGAAAACTTGCATCGCTTTCATTGGTCTGGTCCATATGATCCAGCGCCTTATCCGTCAGGTCCTTACCCAGCGCCACTTTGAGGTTATGCCGGGCGGCGATTTCCTTTACCACCTCCCCCACCGTTGTCTGATGCCATGATTTTTCGCGCCGTGTATTGAGGGTTTCACGGAAATCTGCGCTACGCGCCCTGATGGTCAGCCGGTCAGGCGCACCGCTGTGTTCAATTTCATCTACGGTAAAAGCCCCTTTAGGGAAAAGCGGCTGGCCTTTCCAGCCCAGCGCCAGCTGAATCACAGCCCCACGTCGCGGCAGGGCGATCAGCCCGTCGGCGTCGTCCAGCTCCAGATCAAGCTGGTCCGCTTCAAAGCCCCGGTTATCCGTCAGTGTCAGACTCATCAGGCGGGTATCCATCACCGTCGTCACGTCTTTGCCTTCGATGGTGATACTGAAAGCCGGGCTTTTGCTGTTCAGATTCAGGAGATCAGAATTAACGTTCACTGCAGCAATCCTCCAGCCGTGTTTTTAATCCCCCCAATAGCAGATGCTGCGGAGTCCTGCAGGTTGCTGAGCTGGTCACTCAGGCTCCCGAACATGTCAGAGAGCGACTCATCAACCCGTTTGAGGGTGATCGTAAACTCAATGCGCCTGGGCATTCCGCTGGCAAAAAACTCCGTCTTTGTCTGGCTCAGACTCTCAATAACAAACATGCCGTAAATGGTTCCACTACCTTCAATCAAAGGCCATGCCTTGCCCAGTTCAGCCATTTGTTCAAGCGCCAGTAATGACAGTCTGCCGCCGGTCACTTCCGGCAGCAGAACCCCGGACAGTGTCAGTGAATCGTTATCCTGGCCAAGAAACTGCGTTGACGGACGGCGGTTCACCCGGCTGTTGGCGGCGTGTCGCCAGCTGCGCTGATACTGCAGTTCCTGATAAGGGACAGTGCGCAGCATAAATACATATAAACCCAGTACCATCATCATGATTCATACCCCCCCTGATCGCTGAAATTGCTGCGTGCTTTTGCCCTGGCCCGGCGCTCCCGTTCGTCAAGCTGGCGTGCCACTTCACGGGCAATATCCTGCGCGTTCTGCCCAGGCTGAGCGACAATATGAATGGGCGCATTTATCTCATAACGAATAACCGGCGGCGGGCTATCTGCCTTAGCAAGCGGGGGCTGGTATGCCCTCGCAGGCAAACTGAACGGATGAAGCGGAGCCGCTTCTGCAGGTGTCGCAGCTACCCCCATCACGCCAGCAACGACAGAGGCCAGCGCAGCAGTGCGCCGCCTGCTGGTAACATTTGCCGGTCCGTTCACAATTTCAGGGCCATTTTCTCCGACAATGCCAAACTGCCCGCGTGGAATGATCCCGCCCGTGTCGTACATCCCCGCGTAAGCCGGGAACCCGCCTGGCGGCAGCACCACTTTGCCGTCACTGTTCACTGTGGCGGACTGCTGCTGCGTAACCTGCGCAGGTAGTTTCGCCTTTGCCGCCTCCTTACTAACAATACCGAGCTTTTCCAGCAGCCATGACACACCGGATTTAAGTGACTCAAGTGGGTGCATCACCATATTCAGACCTTCCGCCAGCGCCTCACCAAACCGACGCCCCGTTGCAGCTGCGCTGTTCAGTTCTTCGGCAGTGGATTTAACCGGGGTAAGTAAATCATTGAACCAGCCCCACAAGGCCTGCACCCTGTCACCAATCCACTGAAACACGGGTCTGAGCGGCTCAAAGGCGGCGCTGATGGGCGCAGCAGCGGCTCTGAACCCTTCCACCACGCCCCCCAGAAATGCACTAATGGGCTGCCAGTATTTCCAGATAACCAGCGCCACGCCTGCCAGTGCAGCCACAACCAGCCCTACAGGACTGAGCAGCGCACCCAGCAGGCTACCAACAGCAAATAATGCCACGCGCAGCAAAGCCAGCGGACCAGAGATCAACAAACGCAGCACGCTACCTGTACGTGTGGCAGCGGCGGCTGCAGAAGGTAACGCTTTAACTGACAGCATTGACAGGCCAAACCGGATAACCGCCAGCGGCCCTAGTACCGCAGCCACCGCCACTGCCAGCGCCCCCAACCCAACAGTAATGGCTGCCGTAGCTGCCGCCACTTTCATCAGCGAGCCAGCCAGCACGGGATTCTGTTCAACCCAGCGACGCAACGCCCCGGTCACGCGCTTAACCATGCCCATAATATCCATCAGCGGCTGGCGCAACGTTTCCCCCAGGCTGCTGAAAGCGTTCTGCGCGCCCGTCTTAACCAGCAACCACTGCGCAGACAATGAATCCTTGTTAATGTCGGATTCTTTCTGCATGGAGCCATTAGCACCACTACCTGATGTGAGTTTCAGCTGGCGTTGCAGCTCCGGCAGGTTGTTAGCCAGCTTTGCCGCATCATCGCCAAACTCTTTGCCAAAAATCATTGTCATGGCTGACAGACGTTTATCCTGCGGCAGATTGTTGACCTTCTCCAGAACCCGCTGAATTGTGCCCATGGCATCGGTGGTCATCTGCTTTTCAATCTCCGCCGGATTGAGTTGCAACAGATTCATGCCTTCAAAAAATCGTTTACTTTGCATGGTGGCAATGGACAGTTCACGCACCATGGCATTAGAGGCGCTGGCGGCGATTTCCGGGGCAGCCCCAAGAGAAAGGAATGTTGAACCCAGCGCCGCGGCCTTTCGGAAGTCAAGGCGGTCAGCCACGCCTCCCATACGCTGCAGGACGTTGATAATGTCCCCACCCTTTGACATGGCGTTATCGTCCAGGTAGTTCAGCGCATCGCCCAGTTGTTCAATATTGCGCGTCGGAACTTTATAGAGCTGCGCGATTTTCCCCAGCCCTTCAGCCAGTTCATCTGCGGGCAGCTCAAAGGCCGTTGCCGCTTTTGCCGCCGTGGATGCAAAAGCCAGCAGGTCACGTTTCTGCTCTTCGTAAGGATCGTCCTGATTGGTCACCCCCATGCGAGCACCACCTTCAACCAGCGCGGCATAGTCTATAGCGCCGTTCTCCATCGGCAGCTGTTCGCTGGCGGCCTTGATGGCATCCTGCATGTCATAAAACTGTTTTGTGCGGTTGCCATTATCGTCCCGCAGCCCGTTTACCTGCTTTGCCACGCCTTTCATGGCATCTTCCATGCTGGCGTAGCTCTTAACTGCCGCCACAACAGGTGCGCCCATTGCCACCCCTGCAGCCGTAGTGGTAGCCCCTGCCCCGGCGATGCGATCCCGCACCTCAAGACGGCGTGAATACTGATCGCGGACGGCGTTCATTCGCGCCTGCTGTTCGCCCAGGCGTTTAAGGGATTTCTGCTGCCGGTCCAGGGCCTGCCGGGTTTCGTCGGCATTCTGCCGCAGTTCCCGCTGCACACTACTGAGCTTTTTCGTGTCCAGTCCGGCTTCATTGAGCGCAAGACGCTGGCGCTGCACCGACTGACGTAGACCGTTATATTTGCTCTGTAACTCCGTAACGCGGTTTTTTGCCTGCTCAAGCAGCCGTGCCTGCGCCGCCGTCGGGCGGTTGGTAGCAGAGAATTGCGTGGCAAGTTTCGCAGCTTCTTCGCGTGCGGCTTTCAGGCTGTTACCGGTGACTGCCAGATGCGCGCTGGCCTTGCGGAAACCGTCAATGCGGCCCGCCTGAGCATCTAATTCTTTTAAACGGGCGCGGCTTTGCTGAATCACTGTAGCCAGCTCTTTTGAGCTGGCCTGCGCGGATCGAAATGGGCGGGTGAGCTTGTCAACCGCATTAAGAATCACCTGCAGACGCAGGTTATTGTCACTCATCGCTGGCCCCGCTTCGCTGAATTGCCTTATGCCGCCACGCCAGCACCTCAGTCAGCGGCATAACGTCAGTGATGGATGGCGACCAGTGAAAGATGGTGGCGATGTCCGCCACAAGATCATCAATCGTCAGGCTGTCGGTAAACCGGCAAGCACCGACTTCTTCAACAAAAAAGTCACCACCTCTACCGACAGCGCGGTGAGATCGGCGGGGTCCAGCTCTGCCATTTCCTGCGCGGTCAGCGTCGGGGTGGAGATTCGCGGGATCACTGTCATCATTGCCCCCACGTCCATATCCATAATGGCCTGCAGGCGTGTGCCACGCAGTGCGCCGGACTGAGGCTTGCGCAGCACAATTTCGGTAATTTCAGTTTTACCGCGCATGATGGGGGTATCCAGTTTTACGGTCTTTTCAGTCAGCTTGTCGCTCATGTTCGTATCCTGTTAATGAAATACTGGCGCGGCTGCCCGCGCCGTTAAGGTTAATCAGAGGCCGAGGGCATTACGGTGTTCTTCCATCAGGTCCACGCCGCCAACGATTTCTACCATGTTGACCAGATCGACCTCATAGAGCACTTCACCATTAATGGTCAGCTTCGCGTAGCTGTTGGTACTGCTGACTTTGGTGCTGCTGCTCTCGCCGGTTTTCCACTCGCCGGAATCCACTTCTTTATGACGCCCGCGCACAACCAGCTCAACGGCCTGCACTTCGCCGGTATCGTCACGCTGAATGGAACCGGTGAAACGCAGCTGGATGCCGTCAACGGTTGCCTTGCCCATCTGCTTGAATAACAGCAGCTCGGTACCGCCGATTGAAAATTCCGTGTCCAGTGCACCGTCATCCAGCCCCATGTCCACATCCACTGCGCCCGGCATACCGCCGCCGCGATACTTCTCAAACTTGCGGGTAAATTTCGGCAGGGTCAGAGACTCAACGATCCCCTGCCAGTTGTTCCCGTCGTTGAACAGGTTCAGGTGTTTTAACTTGCGTGGTAAAGCCATGATTCCCCCTTATGCAGCGACACGGCTGGCAAAATCGACCAGGTAACGATCGGTGATGCGCTGGCGCAGCATCAGGTTTTCAAGCGGAGGCACCGGCGTGTAGTCATAATCGATGGTCAGTTTCCCGGCTTTAAGGGTGTCTTTATCGTTAACAGACTCATCCAGCCAGCAGTCACCACCAATCAGGTATCCCTGGTTGACCAGACTGCGCATCTTGGCGCGTAGTCCTTCAATAATGTCGCGGGCCAGCGACGGATTAAGCACGCCATCCACCGCCCACATGTGCGCCTCCGCCATAGTGTCAGCCAGCACCTGCGCCGTGCGGGTGTAGTTCTCAAAGGCAAACAGCGGATCGTCACTGAGACAACGGGAACCCCAGAAGCGGAAGCCGTCTTTGCGGATCAATGTGGTGACGTCATTTTTGTTCAGCAGTCCCGCATCGGTTGCCGGGTCCTGCAGATCCCAGAACACATCAGCGGAAATGCCGGTGACACCGTTCACCCCCACATTGGACAGGGTTTTATGCCAGCCGATCTGCTCGTCGATTTTGGCACGCAGGCCGAGCGCACGGGCGGAGGCGTAAGCCGTCGCGTCTGCTTTCAGCACGGTGTCAAAGTTGATGAAATCAGGCCAGATCAGCATTCCCTCGCGCTGACTGAAATTCTCGCGATAGGCAATAGCTTCCTCCACCGTTTTGCAGCCATTAGCAGCAAGGTAGGCAAACCCGCGCAAGCTTTGCGCCACGCCCAGCAGTTCAGTAGCAACGGCCTGAGTGTCATGTCCCGGCACCCCAAGAATGCGCGGCTTGACACCGAGCTGCGACTGCGCCGACAGTAGCGCTTTCATGCCCGTTTTCTTACCGTCGGAAGTTACGCCGCCGATAATATTGGAGGTGGTTTCCGCTTCGGTTTCTCCCTGCGCCACACGCACAACGACAGTCACGGGTTTTGCCTGATCTGCAATCGCGTCCAGCGAGCGGGCCAGCGTGCCGGACTCCCCCGCTTTACCGCTGGCGGTGAGCACATCAGTCAGCAGGACCGGCTTATTGAGGGGGAACACGGACGCATCAGCATCATCGCCGGTGCAGACCATGCCCACGATGGCAGTGCTCACCGTGGTAATAGGTCGGGTGCCCTCGTTGATTTCAACAACGCGCACCCCGTGGTGGTAATCCTGAGCCATAAGGCAGTCTCTCCGGTTGACAGGGATACCTTATGTTCTGGTTGCCAGGCGTGCGGCGCACGTATTTCACGATGTGTCAGTGCTGGTACAATATCGCCACTTTCAACGCGACTGATTTACAGGGAATTTCTTGTAAAGAGTGGAAATGCTAACATCAAAAAGTAATCCAACACGATGACGAGTTTCACCGGCGGCAAGCAACCGTCCGGCCTGCTCCCATTGCTCCGGAGTGAGCTTTGGACGCCTGCCACCGACTCGCCCTTGCGCCCTCGCAGCGGCAAGTCCGGCGCGGGTCCTTTCCACAATTAATTCCCTCTCCATTTCAGCGAGTGCGCCCATGATATGGAAAAAGAAACGCCCCATTGGTGTGGAAGTATCTATGCTATCCGTAAGACTGCGGAAATTAATGCCACGCTCCCGTAGCTCCTCTACCAGAACGACCAGATGACGCATACTGCGCCCCAGGCGATCAAGCTTCCATACAACTAGTGTGTCCCCTTCTGATAACGTCCTGAGCAACTTTTTTAATCCGGGCCTTTCTGATTTGGTCCCGCTTATTTTGTCTTCAAAAATCAGTTCACATCCTGCGCAATTCAGCGCGTTTCGCTGTAAATCAGTATTCTGGTCATTTGTTGACACCCGTACATAGCCAATTTGCACAACAGGCCCCCTCGCAAAAGGCTGGGATCATGCCATTTACGACCGTTTTCTGCATTTTCATAAATCTCGGTTTAGGCGAAACGATAAATCTGGCAAAAAATGCCGTCCCGGCGACACGGCGGGTTAACAGTAAACCACTGACCGGTGATATCACTTTGTGGGCGTCAGATGTGGGAGCCATTTCCGCCGATGCTGTTGGAGAAATTACCGATAACGGCACGATGGCATCAGCTAATGCACCCGGATGGTGGAAGGTGGCGGTGTCGAATTCTGATACGGTCGTTGATTTTCCCACCTATCCGGGTGGCAGCAAGTTGTACAGCTATGGATATCTGTTTGTTGAGAAAATCGGAGACGTCTGGTTTCAGCATTATTATGCCCATATTGGCGCGAACGCAAAGCGCCAGGACTGGGGAACTGTACCGAATACCAGTCGCCCGTGGGTTATTGACTACAACACCGCAAATAAACCGTCAGCCAGTGATGTGGGTGCATTGCCGATTACCGGAGGGCGTCTTAACGGTCCGCTAAGCATTGGTACTGATAATGCGCTGGGCGGCAATTCGATCGTTCTTGGTGATAATGACACTGGTTTTAAACAGAACGGCGATGGCGTGCTTGATGTTTACTCGAACTACACACATGTATTACGTTTCATCGGTAATCTTGTGGAGAGCATGGTTTCCCTGAAAGTAAACGGAAACGCTGTAGCTACAGGCGAAGTACAGGCAGGAAATGGCACGTCACGCATGGCTGGTAACGGGGATATTTTTGGTAATGTCTGGAACGGCTGGCTAAGTACACATCTGAATAATAATCTCGTCGCAGATATTCAATTAGGGGCTGGCACATCAGTGGCTACCTGGAACAATGCAGGTTCCTGGCCTAACACCCCCGGATATGTAGTTACCTCCGTCTGGAAAGATAATCAAGGCGAAAATATTGATGGCATTGCTTATGCGCCTTTGCAAAAAAGATTAGGTATTCAGTGGTATACCGTACAAGGGGGGACGGCATAATGAAAAAATATCAGGACATTAAAAATTTCAGACTTATTGACGCGCCCGTAAACAGGGGTAAAACTCAGTCCGAAATAAATATAGGTGCATATTTTCTGGAGTCAGAAGACGGGCAGGACTGGTATGAATGTCAGTCATTATTTTCTGATGATACCGCAAAAATCATGTACGACCATGAGGGGGTTATCTGGGGTGTTATTAATAAGCCAGTCCCGCAACGTGGAAACACATATGCTGTATCAATGCTGTGGCCGGTTAATATGTCTGTTGCGGAAATAGACGCTGCTGACTGTCCTGATGATTGCCGTGGTGATGGCTCATGGTTGTACAGAGATGGTAAGGTTTTACCCGTTCCGGTGGATTATCAGGCTAAGGCCGAAACCACCCGAGAGAAACTACTGGATGCCGCTAACAGCGCCATTGCCGACTGGCGAACCGAACTGGCGTTGGGTGAAATCAGTGACGACGATAAGGCCAGCCTGACTAAATGGATGGCGTATATCAGAGAGCTTAAATCACTGGCTTTAACAGGCATTTCAGACGAGGCCACCTTTAATAAAATACAGTGGCCTGTATTACCACAATAATAATTAATGACTGGTCGGTTTCTCCGGCCAGTCAGGGGCAGATGTATCCACCCGACTGACCAGAACGCTGTATTGTTCCCATGCTACCAGTCGCTGCTGCTCCTCATCGGTGATGATACCCAGCTTTACTGCCCGCGCCAGCGGCGTAATAACGGTCTCGGCCTCTTCGAGCAGTTTTACCTTTTTCGCTTCTACTTGCTGGCGCAGTTCTTCCGGTGTATAAACCCGCCTAATTATCTGCTCACGTTCGCTATCATACATCCAGCGTCCTGACACATCTGCCCGGCGATTAGCTGTGATATCCGGTAATTCAACAACGCTGCGCCCTTCAGGATTTATTTTCGACGCATCTTTATTGATTGCCACAATTATATTACTTTTGTCGTAGGCAACTTTTAGCGTGTCTACTGCAAAATTTTTCTGTTCCTCATACCAGTTCTTACCTTTTTCATCATACAGCCAAACCACACCAAATTTTTTAGTGAGTTGATACTGGTCAGGCGTTTTTGGATTACCGGCTACGATATTTTTTAGATGCATCATAATTAAACACTCGTCACGTTATACCACTGGTTGCCAATCAATTTTTGCATTGGACGTCTTCCGAGACCGTCAATAAGCTCATCACCATTGCCGTTAGTTGCCGCTGTCAGTACATAACCTGGTGTATCACTGAATCCCGGGCCCATCCATGCCTGTCCAGATTCATAACTACCCAGACGGAAATCCTGTACGTATCGGCTGTCGAAATTACCGTAGTCTGTTGGCGTTAATCGTCCGGTAACATTGATGGATTTTTTACTCTCCAGTGTGTCGTTCTGAAAGCGGAATACCTGAACACCATTAGCATAAATATCCAGTAGGCCATCGCCGTTTTGTTTTAAGCCGGTATCGTTATCGCCTAATACAATAGAACTACCTCCCAATATATTAGGTGTACCGATACCGAGATTACCGTTAATTACGCCACCACTAACAGGTAATGCACCGACATCACCTGCGGATGGTTTTCGTGTTGTGGTATAAAATTCAGTCCAGTCAAGTTCAAAGCCAAAATCGTCGCGTGCCGAACGGTAGGAAATACCGCCATTCTTGTAATTCACACAAAACTGCACTGCCGGACAACTGCCGATATTCATATTAAAATGCAAAATCAGCTTGGATGCACCTCCAGTAGGAACGTTGTAAACACCGCTTTTCCAGTTCCAGCCGACTGATTTGTCATTTTCCAGTGTGTAGTCTCCCGTCATCCCCAGCGCGAATGCATTCACATCAGCAGCTGACAAAGTGATATCACCGGTCAGTGGTTTACTGTTAACCCGCCGTGTCGCCGGGACGGCATTTTTTGCCAGATTTATCGTTTCGCCTAAACCGAGGTATGTGAGAAGGCCGGCGATATCTTTTCCGCTTAAATTCGTCAGTGTATTGTCCAGCGGTTGCTTTCCAGCCAGAGCGTTTATCATCGTCGTGGCAAAGTTCGGGTCATTCCCCAGAGCCGCTGCCAGCTCGTTCAGCGTATCCAGTGCTGCAGGCGCAGAATCCACTATTGCCGCGATAGACGATGCCACAAATTCCGTGTTTGCAATCTGTTTAGTGCTGTTACCCGCCGCTGGCGTCGGTACCTTTGGAATCCCTGTGAGTGTCGGGCTGTCCTTCTGCGCATACTGTGAATGCGGGTCCGGCGCAGCAAGATGCTTTGCCATCAGGTCGTCTACATATACCTTCAGCTCCAGCGCCTTATCATCCACATATTTACGGGTTGCCAACACTACTGCAGGGTCAATTTTCAGGGTGATGTTATCGGTGCTGCTGGTAATCAGTACCATGCGCACGGTCTGCGTACGTCCGCTCCCTTCTGTCAGCTGCGGCTTGTAGCTCTCAGGGCAGTTACCCACAGCGATCAGCGCACCGGTTTCATCAAACAGGCCGACCTCACGAATCCACCACCCACCCTCAGTTTCCGGGATTACCTGCTCAGCAATAATCTGGCTGTTGTTCTGCGGGTCGATATACAACATATTCAGCGCTGCGCGGCGCCTCTCAGCAACTAACGCGGTCTGTTGTGCGCTGGGTGTGGGCAGCACACCGCCACCGTCTCCCACCGCCATATGGGTAATTTTCAGCGGGACACCGAGCGCGGCGGCGCTTGCCAGTTTCGCTGCGCCGATCTCCGTCAGCAGGGTATAAAATTTTGCGCTCATGGATTCACTCTCATTGTGTCAATAACATGGACTGCCCCGCCTTCATATGCGGTGCCGCCGGAAACAATCGTTTCATTGATATACGGATATACCGTGATTTCTTCGCCAAGGTAGCTGGCTGCGCCAACCCAGTAAGGGCCGCTGGTCTGCATATTAATGGACATACCTGTCATGTGGCGGCTGCATGGTTTGGCATCGCTTATCAGGCGCTCAAGCTCCAGATAGGTGTCTTCGGTGATACCATGATCCTGTATGCCAATATCCAGACGGAACGTCCCCGGCGTTTCGCCGGTCTGCCACCACTCAATGATGCGGATCAGGAAGCCGAACGGCTCAACCACACGCCGCACGGCGCTGGTTGTTCCTTTATGCTGATGGATATAGAAAGCATCCTGCACCACACGGCGTTTGACATTTTCTGTCCAGCTTTCATCCCAGCGGTCAACGGAAAACGCCCAGGCCAGATAAGGCAGGAATCTGATCGGGCAGGTTGCCGGGTTCCACAAATCACGCAGCGATATCTGCAGATCGGAAATCCCGCTGCAGGTCTGCGCCAGTCGGCGCTCAAGCGGCGACGAACCCGGCGGCAACAGACTATTCATCCGTACCCCCGTTGGTAACGCTCCATTCGGTACAGGATGCCGCCTGTGTCTTATCCAGCACCACATCCTCCAGAGGGGACGTCAGCTCCACACGCTGGACGCCCTCCACGTGCAACGCGGCATAAATGGCGCTGCGGCGGATATCACGTCCCAGCCGCGTCTGACTGGCGATGTACCTCTGCAGGCTGGCTTTTGCCGCCACCATAACAGGCTCCGCTTCCGGCCCCGGATAAAGAAAAATGGTAGCCTCCACCCGGTACGGTATGATCTCCGCACTACGAACCGTCAGACGGTCAGCCACCGGGCGTACACTCTCACTGTTCAGGGCTTTTTCAACCACATCCAGCAGATCTTTTACTGCTGTACCGTCACCCTCCCGGCTCAGTACGGTAAGTACCACCTCTGCAGGAGCCGGACTGGTTGCGCTGGCATCTGCCACACGTCCGTCCGCACTTCTGGCGTGAAATTCATAGGCTCCCGTCGGGCCAGCAACCGACAACCCCTCAAACGCAGCAGGGATGCGCTGGCGTAGCGCCTCATCATCTTCCATCACTGCGGCGACCGGCGGTACTGCATCCTTATCAGCAGGCACTACCGTCAGGCGTTTCACGTTGCAGTTGGCTGCCAGCTGCTCAAGATCATTTCCCATCGAATAGGCCACCATCACCGCCTGCGCAGCCTCGTTAATACGCTGGCGCAGCAGGATTTCGCGGTATGTGCTTTCCTGCAGCAGCTTGGTGACGGGTTCAGATTCCAGCGCCAGCGTGCGCCGCACCGCGTCCTGTTCATCCACAGGATAAAGAGCCACAAAAGCGGCCTTGCGCTCAGCCAGCAGCGTCTCAAAATCCGGCACGTCCACTATCTGCGGCGCGGGCAGCCGGGAAAGGTCAATCACTGCCATTGTCTGCTCCTGTAGTTACCGAAAGTGAAACCGGCGCGCCGTTGTTGCGCTGCCCGGTAAGCTCAACCACCATAGAGCCGTCAAAATTGCCGTTGATGGTGATGGAGTCCAGCGTAAGGCGCGGCTCCCAGCGGTTCAGCGCCACATAGACTGCAGACATAATCTGCAGGCGCAGTGCCGGGTTCTGCGGCTGGTCAATCAGGGCTGACAGTAGGGAGCCATATTCCCGGCGAGCAAGACGACTGCCCTGCGGCGTCAGCAGAATATCCCGCACCGACTGGCGCAGATGGTCGGTATCTGCAATGACCTGCCCGTCATTCCTGCTCATACCGATATACAACGTCATACCGGACCTCCCGATGTATCCCCGCCTGACTTAACGCCAGTGTGACCGTGTTTATCCATCACGACCCCGTTAGAACTCATTGCGCCGCCGCCCTGGGTGACGCCGCCGTTGATCACCACCTCGCTGTTAATGCGTGTTGTGTCAGCCTCCACCACAAACTCACCGGTTTTTAGGGTGATATTGTCCGCCGCCTCGATCACCATGGATTTGATACCCCGGACATGCCACCTCCCGGTGGCGGGTTCGTACTCAAACCAGCCCCCGTCCGGGTACTCCGTCACGCAGCCGTCCACAGAATCCGACGGTGGCGCAAACTGATTGGAGTAGATGGCGGGCAGCACAAAAGCGGTTTCCAGATTGCCGCCCATGCTCAGCACCACCACCTGCTCATCCGGCGACGGGCACCACCATGTACGGGCACTACCGGCACGCAGCGTCAGCCAGTTAATCCAGTTAGTTTCAAGCTCACCCACTTTCACCCGGCACAGCCAGTTTTCCCTGTCCACTTCGGTCACGGTGCCGGTGCGGATCAGGTTGGTGATAAGGCGCATGATTTCGGTCAGTTGTGCGTTCATGCCTTTATTTTGTAATAAAGGTCATGAACGCAAAAGATGGATGATTTGTATGAAGGATGAAACAAGGAATTAACTAAATGGATATTAAGTATTCCTTTGTAACAACTATATTTTCAATATCATTTTTGTACATATTCATTAGAGCGAGTACTTTTTCAGTTAGTTGTTCAAAACTAACCTGCTCAACAATCAAGCGCTCCCCGTGTGCAATATTGTTCCTCGCACTCACTATTGACTCATCAATATAAGGATAAAAGGCCTTGTATTGATGAGTGTCGATACCAATAGACTTAGCGATGTTATCGAAAACTTTAGAACTTAAATTAGACTCGGTATCAACATAGTTTTCATGCCTTATCACTGCTATATTAGTCTTTTTCTCTATCAATGCAGTTAAAAACCTTATACATGTATCAACATCCTTAGTTTCAGAAAATCCATGAATCTCTTTTTTAAGGGCATGGGTCATATAAACTAATTTCAAGGACTCCACATGTATTTTTTGATAATTAAGGAAATTCAAAAAATACTCGGTTGCGTTTTTGACAAAACCTTCCCAATGGGAATATGATATCGCAACACCAGACCTGATGATTGTTTTCTTTAGAGACCCCTCTTTTGCTTTTGCCTCCATGCGTAACTGTATTATCTCTTTAGTTCGCCAAGAAAGTTCATTCGTCAACTCTCGGCTCAACATTTCAGCGGTTCTTATTTCCATTTTAGTCAAACCAAACTGGAGCTTTAGGCAGGGTATTAATCAAACGACTTGGCGCATTAACTCCAGCCCGAGCATAGTTTGTAAATTCAGGATTATTCCAGATTGCTTTGATTTTCTCTTCGACATAATCCGCTGACTGCTTTTCATACTTATCAATATTCGCAGCAATACCCTGTGTAATAACCTCATAAGCAGAAATTAAAAAACCTCTTGAGAAGTTATTGCCATCATATTTCTTAAACGAATTCTGACCTGTAGTTTTAGCTAAAACATCAAACGTTCTCTTAAATAAATCACTCTCAGCATCTATGTTATAATTTTTATCCGATGCAATATTTCGAGAAATATTATTTAACCATTCATTTATATCTACGCTTTTATCAAAAGGAGAGTATCTATAGGCAAGAAAACGCAACGTAAGATCCAATGGCTTCTGTTCTGATATAGATTTTTCAGTTTGAAGGGTTACTTCCTTGAAGCTAGCATACTGACTTAGTTTATTAAGTTTTTCGAATAATTCCGGATTAAGCATAACCATGATGCAATTACGCACTTCTTGATCTGTGAGTCTAGAACCACCTGTATTTAACCTTTCAAATAACTCATATTTAGTCTTTTCATCACTTTCCTTTTTAAGTATTTCCACTCGCAACCGAGAACGTTCAAAATCCAAACGAATAGATAAAGGAATAACCTTTTCATCGTCTTCTGATTCTTTTTCCCACTTCATACCATCAAGGGAAGGTAGCAGTCTTGTTCCAGAAGGAATGAACTGAGGATGACAAGTCCCATCGTCTTTTTTTAACACACCTGAAAACTCAAATATAGTAGACAGCCTTTGCAAGCCATCAATAACCTCCCATCTCCCACTCTCATCGGTAAATACAAATATAGGAGGAATAGGAATACCTAACAATAATGACTCAATAAAACGAGTTTTCTGTGATTCATCCCATCTAAACAACCTTTGATAATTTGGATTAATTATAACTTCATTTCTTTCATAAATACGACTCAGCTCCCCAACTGACATATCAAAGCTATCTTTAGATATTTCTTTCTTTGCTAGATTTAATTCATCCTGCAACCCCATTTTTGGACCCCTTATGTTTTAACGTTTCATATAATCTAACATAATGCTTTTAACTAATTCTACAGTATTGTTGGTATGTCCAAGCAGTCTCCGTTCAGGATACTTTTTTAAGGGACCTAATTTTGTAATTCTGTCGCGCAGGCCGTAGTGGTGTACACGGGCAATACGCTGCACCTGCCCAGCAAACTCAACGCTGGCAGAGTCCGCAGTTGCGGCGGTTTTAAGATATTTAGTTGTGCGCAATTTGGCAAACATCTGGCGTTTGATACGTCCCTTCTTGCTACGGGCTGTCACCCTGCGTGGCTCATAGCCGCTGCCGTCGGGATTACGCTGCAGCCTGATGTTCTGCTGCTGCGTCCGGCGCAACTGTTGCGCCAGTTGCCGCATCATACGGTTGCGTGCGGCAGGCTCCAGATTCGCCAGCAGCGCCGTCAGCCAGTCATCCACCTTCTGCAGCTCATCCACGTTTCACCGTCCACATTTCTTCGGGTTCGTCCGGCTCCGGCACCGCTTCAACGCTCGATACGCTGCCGTCAGTGCTGACCAGCACACGCTCAGTCAGTTGCAGGTTCATGCTGATATCGCACACATCGTTTCGCAGAATATCCACTTCAAAGGTGAACAGTTTTTCGCGTAGATCCGGGTTGTTGATGGCGTCCGGCTGGCTGGTACTGAGCCACAGCAGGACTGGGGCCATCAGCAGATTCTGGTCGCCGCTGAAATCCTCGATCACCACGTTCAGGGTGTAGCGGTATTCCCATGACATGGAACTGGCTCCTGTTGCCACCAGTGAGCCGTTATCAACGAAAAGGTGCAGCTTGTCCGGGTTGTCCCGGACATAGGCAACCGCTTTATTCAGGGCGCTGCGTAAGGACTGCGGTTTGTTCACTGTCTCGCTCCTGACACGCAATAATTGTGTCCACTTTGTCAGCACAGACCGCCCAGGCGGCCTCGGTTTCATCCAGCACCGCATTCAGATCGCCGTTACTGCTCGGCGCTGACCTTTCCAGGCGGCACTGCGTCACTCTGGGACAGCCACTCACGGTAAGCTGCACCTCCGGCGAGGGCCGGACGCTCCCGCAGCCGGATAATGTCAGCAGGCAAAGGAGTGTCAGCCCAGCGGCGCAAATCCTCGTTTTCACGTTTCAGTTCCTCGATCCGGCGCTGACGGCTTCGCAGCAGTGCGGTGGTCTGTTCCGCTGCCGCATAAAGCCGCGTCTGCTCCCGGCTGTTGGTTTCGGTCAGAATGGACAGGCCGATCAGCTGGCTGTTTTTCTTCGTCAGCTCCTGCGTTTTGCTTTTCAGCGCCGCGCCCTGCGTTTCGATGGTGTGGCTGGCATTGTTTAACCGCCACGACTGCCAGCCCAGCGCCGCAAGTGCCAGCGCCAGCACTACCGCCAGCGCACGCATCAGGCCGCCATCGGCTCATGAAGCTGTGAGCGGGCAATCTGATACAAAACCAGCGTCAGCAGGTAAAACACCAGGGTGATCACCCATCCCGAAAACGCCAGGCACAGAACAATAAGCAGCCTGATAGCCCATGTACGCACGGGTTTTACGGGGTGCGCCCTGAATTTGATTAATGCCGCCCTGACCTCATCGCGCGCCCGATCTCCGGCGAACCACCCGACAGCGCACAGCGCAGCAAGCAGCCAGGCGAGGAAGCATGACACCCAGACAGACGCACCAACCAGAACCGGCGCACCGCTGCGCGGATACAGCAGGCTGATTACCAACAGCGCAGCCCATGCCAACTGGAAAAAAACGCTCATGACTTTCTTTTTCATTCCGTTATGCTCCTTTTAAGCACCAGGCCATTTCCCGCGCGCGGCGGTTGTCCAGCCCCTGATTAAACACACCTTTGACATATACCCAGCGCGGCAGCTGATGGCAGGCATCCGCCCAGCGCCGCTGGTTCAGCAACTTAACCAGCGTGGAGCTGCAGGCGTTGCCGGTGCCCACGTTGAAAGCAAACGACACCACCGCGTCATAGACCTTTTGCGGCATCGGCTGCACCACACATTTATCCAGTGCTCGCTCCACGCGCAGCACGTTGGTGATAAGTCCCTGCGCCGCCTGCCGTTCCGTGATGGTTTTTCCAGGCACCACACCGGACGTATTGCCGATCCCGTCAGTCCAGACGCCCGCACTGCACTGATAAGGCTGCAGGCGGCATCCCTCGTAATCGGCGATCAGTTTCAGCCCCTCAACGGAGGTATGAAGCGACTGAAATCCGGGCAGCGTGGCTGCGATAGCCAGCACCGCCCCGACAAGGCAGCGCTTAACGATTGAAGGATTCATATTCCCCCCGCGAAATCTTGCCGCCACGTAACAATTTGAAAGACTGGTGTTTGTAGTACCAGTTGATAGCCACCATCAGCACACCAATCAGTACGCCGCCAACCGTTGACGCATCCTTGAGCGACAGATCGCCCAGCCATGCCAGCAGCACGGCAATGCAGTAAGTGATAAAGGCGCTGATTCGTTCAAGCGTCATAATTCAGTCCCATAGCTGGACGGTCTGCGCCGTGGTTGACGCCGTAATGTCCGGCAGCTCCACCTGCAGCCCGTGCGGTAAAAGTGGGCCGTACTCAGCCAGCCCCGGATTTGCCTGCAGAACCTGCTCAGTGACACCCTGCGTGCGCCCGTAATGACGCCAGCAAAGCGCGTCCACCGTGTCATACTGATGCGCACGCACTTTCATCAGATAAGCTCCACCGTACAGTGCGGTGCATCCTGCACCCGGCTGATGGCCCAGCGGGCATCACGCCACAGATCGCCGCTGGCCTCCGCCAGCTCCTCCCCTCGCTTCACGCCTGACGCCGTGGCGTCATAGTCCTGATAACGCTCATTAAGCACAGCGCGCGCCCAGCAAAAAACAGCGTTGTGGTAGTGCCGGATACGCTCGCTTTTACCGTCCAGCATTTCTGCGGGAACCTCAGCAAGTGTCCGCCAGCCCTGCATCTGCTGACGGTTGCGGAAGTCGTACAGCTCAGCGTTAACCTCAGAGATCGCCGTCAGCACGACCTGCTTTAAACGCGGCTGCGTCACCGTGCCGTCAGTGCGCATCACACTGCGAAATTCCGACAGGTCCACATCAGGCCAGAACGGCGTATTTTTGATGACCTCCGCCTGTTCCGGTGCCTGTTCGGGCGCAACAAACTTCATGCGACTTTCTCCTGAATAAGTGGGCGGTGGACGGAATTTTGATGTGGCAGTGCCTTTCGCCACCCCGTGCCGCCCGTGCGCGGGGCACGTTCGTTAGCGGCTGTCATTGCGCAGTCTGCGCTCCAGCTGCTGCTTTTCTTTTTTCACACCGCAGCGGGGATCGAGCTGCAGCGCATGGGTAAGGTGATTCAGGGCAGATGCCGGGTTGCTTTCGCTCAGTACAGCGCCGATGGCTTTATGCAGACGCGCCCGCGACTGGTCCGGCATATCCAGATCGGTTGTCAGGTCCAGTGTCTGCAAAAGCAGATCGGCATCAAAACCGGCTGCGGCTAGCAGAGCGCCTTGCGCCGCGTCTGCCATTTCTTCTGCCAGCACGGTCTGCACGTTACGGTTGCCCAGCGGCATCACCCAGCCATGACGCAGCGCATGACGCCCGATTTCCAGCGCACCGGCATAATCACCGGCATCGATACGCCACAGCATCACGTACATCAGCACGTCATCCTGCTGCGCACCTCCGGCAGCCAGCACGCCCTCCGCCCAGGCGGAATATTTCGGCAGCAGCTCCACCTTGATTTCCGCCTTTTTCACCGTGGACTGGACGCCCTTGAGGCGGCGGCGGTCTTCTGCCAGCTGCAGCAGCATCAGGTCATAGCCCGACGCATGGCGAACACTGCCGCCCTCACGGGCGGCCTGTTCGGCCTGAATGCGCAGGCGGTGCTGCCGTGCGGGACTCAGGCTCATGCGTTATTCCCCACCTTCCGGTGCGGCAGGCGCGCTGAAATCACCGATTTCGATGTTTTCTACCAGCGCCGCGCAGCGGTAGTCCTCGACCACATACGCCTCGTTGACGGATTCAAAGTTTTCAATCCGGTCACGTTTCGGGTTGTCGATAACAGAACGACGGCGGGTGTCTTCCTGCCAGTAGATGGACAGGTTATCCAGACGGGTGATCAGCAGGGCATTTGCCGGGAAGAAAGGCGCGCGCACAGCCTGCAGGCCGCCCATGCGTTTCTGGCTGATGATCAGATCGGCGGCGATTTTCTCGCTGTTGTCCTGCTCTTTGTTGACTAGCGGGAAATACTTGTCAGAAAGCAATTCACGACCACAGACAACAACCAGTTCGTCATCATCCTGATACTCCACATCGATCAGCTCGTTGACGGTATCCATCACCACCGCGTCAAGATTTACATACTTACCACCCAGACCTACTTTTACCGGTTCCGCAGTAGTGGTGCCGTCTTCTGTGGTTTTGCTGCCCATGACGTGATCCGGCGCGTCTTCGCGGATTTTCTGCAGCCAGCCTTTATTGACGTCCTGCAGCAGCGGGTTTTCAGCACGATTGGAGGTTTTGGCGCGCTTCACGCCGTTAAAGCCAATCATGATGCGGTCCAGCGCCTGACGTTTGACGATAGCGTTGCGGATACGCACCTGGAAGTCCTGGAATTTCGCCCACAGGTCCAGTTTTGCGTAGGTCAGCACCGTATCAAAGTTGGTCTGCTCGCATTTGTATTCCACGTCTTCCATCAGCGTCGGATCGGTAGGCTCGCGCTCTTTGGTGGTGGTATCGGTGGTTCCGGCAATGGTGCTGCCAACGCCCAGCCCCAGCAACTGCCCTGACTGCTCAGTGACCGGCGTGATGTTAATCAGCGTCAGGAAAGCGGCGGACTGCTGGATCTGGTCTTCCAGCGTCTGCTGCACGGACGGCTCCACGGTAAACTTGCTGGAGAGTTCTTCAACCTCCACACTGTTCAGGCGCGCCAACTGCTGCAGGTAAGCGTTAAAGGCAAAGCGGGTTTTCTTTTTCATCGGGTTTTATGCTCCATCAGCAATTGGTCAGAGTGCCTGCCGGTGCGTCACCGCCCGGCGCGCGCTGGCGGTAGTCTTTACGGCTGTCTTCGCTGCTAAGCTTCTGCTCAAGCTCGGCAAAGGCGGCCAGCTGTTCCTGCAGGGAGGACTCCAGCTCAGAAAGGCGCTTGTCCTGTTCGGACAGGGATTTATCAGTGCGCTCGCTCAGGTTCTGCTGCTCGGAGGCGACCAGTTCCACGGCTTTATGCACATCGGAGAAACGCGCCTCATCGGTCTGCTCTTTTTTGGTGAACAGCGCGGTGACGCGGGCAAAGAGGGACGGCTTTTCGTCCTGGACCTCTTCCAGTTCGATCAGCGTTTCGACAGCTTCCGAAAACAGGTTTTCAGGGTTCTGCTTACGGTTTGCCAGCGGGTTATGTGCGGCGCTGGCGCTGAAAGCCAGCATTTCGGTACCAAGGCTCGCAGGATCGTCCGTCGCACCCAGCCCCACAAGGTAGGCTTTGCCGGTGTCGGCAAACTTCGTGCTGACCTCCATGGAGGTGAAAAGCTTCTGGCCTTTTTTCACCAGTTCCACCAGGGCGTCAGTGGGTTCGATATCGGCATAAAGTGCCATCTTGCCCGCCAGCGGGCCGTCCTGAATTTCTTCTGCAACCAGCCCCGTCACCCTGCCATAGCGGTTAAAAGTGCTCTCCGGCAGATAAGACTTGATGTGCTCAAGGTTAATCAGCGCGGTATAGACCGTCGGGTTGTAGCTGGCAGCCATCTGTACCAGCCATTCACGCTGGATCTCGCGCCCGTCAGTGGTGGCACCTTCCACCCCGATGCGGAAACGCTTTGCTTTCACTGTCATGAGCCGTGCTCCGTTAGAAATAACTTACTGGAGCCTTATGTTTGCGGTGATAGGGGGAGTGAGACAACGCGCTGTATTTGTACGGTAAACCACACAAACCGCAGCCGGGGAAAGCAGCCATCCAAGGCCGTATGTTTGGGCCATGAACACGACACTGACCCCCGCAGACCTCGATCCCCGTAGGCAGGCCATGCTGCTGTACTTTCAGGGATACCGCGTAGCCCGCATTGCTGAAATGCTGGGCGAAAAAGTTGCAACCGTTCACAGCTGGAAAAAACGCGACAAGTGGGGCGACTATGGGCCGCTGGATCAGATGCAGCTCACCACCGCCGCACGCTACTGCCAGCTCATTATGAAGGAGCAGAAAGAAGGGAAAGACTTCAAGGAAATTGACCTGCTGGCGCGCCAGTCAGAGCGTCACGCCCGGATCGGAAAATTTAACGACGGCGGGAACGAAGCAGATTTAAACCCGAAAGTAGCCAACCGTAACAAAGGTCCGCGCAGGCAGCCGGAAAAGAACGTTTTCTCCGACGAACAGATCGAAAAGCTGGAAGAAGTCTTCCACGCCTCAATGTTCGACTATCAGCGTCACTGGTTTGAAGCAGGAAAAACAAACCGCATCCGTAATCTGCTCAAGTCGCGCCAGATTGGCGCCACGTTTTATTTTGCCCGTGAAGCATTGATTGACGCCCTGCTGACCGGACGCAACCAGATTTTCCTTTCTGCCAGTAAGGCACAGGCGCACGTCTTTAAGCAGTACATCATCGACTTTGCCAAAGAAGTTGAGGTGGAGCTGAAAGGCGATCCTATGGTGCTACCCAATGGCGCAGCATTGTACTTTCTCGGCACCAACGCCCGTACGGCGCAGAGCTACCACGGCAACCTGTACCTTGATGAATATTTCTGGATACCGAAATTCCAGGAACTGCGCAAGGTGGCCTCCGGTATGGCCATTCACAAGAAATGGCGACAAACCTACTTTTCCACGCCGTCCAGCCTGACCCACAGTGCCTATCCGTTCTGGTCCGGCGCGCTGTTTAACCGGGGCCGTGCCAAAGCGGACAAGGTGGATATTGACCTGACCCACAGCAACCTTGCGCGCGGCCTGCTCTGCCCTGACGGGCAGTACCGCCAGATCGTCACCGTGGAGGATGCGGTGCGCGGCGGCTGTAACCTGTTCGACCTCGACCAGCTGCGCATGGAGTACAGCCCGGACGAATACCAGAACCTGCTGATGTGTGAGTTCGTGGACGATCTCGCGTCCGTGTTCCCGCTCAGCGAGCTGCAGGCGTGCATGGTGGACAGCTGGGAAGTCTGGACCGATTTTCAGGCGCTGGCGCTGCGCCCGTTTGGCTGGCGCGAAGTGTGGATCGGTTATGACCCGGCAAAAGGTACGCAGAACGGTGACAGCGCAGGCTGCGTGGTTATGGCACCTCCAACTGTACCTGGCGGGAAGTTCCGAATTCTGGAGCGTCATCAGTGGCGCGGGATGGACTTTCGCGCCCAGGCTGATGCTATCAAAAAACTGACGCAGCAGTACAACGTGACCTATATCGGCATCGACTCGACCGGCGTCGGGCACGGTGTTTATGAGAACGTAAAAGCGTTCTTTCCTGCCGTGCGGGAGTTTGTCTACAACCCTAACGTCAAAAATGCCCTAGTGCTCAAGGCGTACGACATTATCAGCCACCGCCGTCTGGAGTTTGACGCCGGGCACACCGACATTGCGCAGTCCTTTATGGCTATCCGCCGCGCCACCACCGCCAGCGGCAACCGTCCAACCTATGAAGCCAGCCGCAGCGAAGAGGCCAGCCACGCAGATTTGGCCTGGGCAACGATGCACGCACTGTTTAACGAACCGCTGCAGGGCGAATCCGCCAATACCAGCAACATTGTGGAGATTTTTTGATGAGTGAGCTCGAAGCCTTAACCAGCACAACGCCAACAGAAGATATGGCGCCTAAAAACGCAGACGTAACTGCCGAGGCTTTCAGCTTTGGTGATCCAATCCCGGTGCTGGACCGCCGCGAGCTGCTGGACTATGTGGAATGCGTGCAGATGGACCGCTGGTATGAGCCGCCAGTAAGCTTTGACGGGCTGGCGCGAACCTACCGTGCCGCAGTGCATCACAGCTCTCCCATTGCGGTAAAACGCAACATTCTGACCAGCACCTTTATCCCGCATCCACTTCTTAGCCAGCAGGCGTTCAGCCGGTTTGTGCAGGACTATCTGGTATTCGGTAATGCCTATCTGGAGAAGCGCACCAACCGACTCGGCGGCATTCTGTCGCTGGAGCCATCACTGGCGAAATACACCCGCCGCGGGATCGATTTAGACACCTACTGGTTTGTGCAATACGGCCTAACCACGCAGCCCTACGAGTTCACCAAAGGCAGCATCTTTCACCTGATGGAGCCGGATTTAAACCAGGAGATTTACGGTCTGCCGGAATATCTGTCAGCTATCCCTTCCGCCCTGCTGAATGAGTCCGCAACACTGTTCCGCCGGAAGTACTACATTAACGGTAGCCACGCAGGCTTCATCATGTACATGACTGACGCCGCGCAGAACCAGGAGGACGTGAACAACATCCGCCAGGCCATGAAAAGCGCCAAAGGGCCGGGCAACTTCCGCAACCTGTTTATGTACTCGCCCAACGGTAAAAAGGACGGCATCCAAATCATTCCACTTTCGGAGGTTGCAGCTAAGGATGAGTTTTTGAACATCAAGAACGTGAGCCGCGATGACATGATGGCAGCACACCGCGTGCCGCCACAGATGATGGGGATTATGCCTAATAATGTTGGAGGGTTTGGGGATGTGGAAAAGGCCAGCCGCGTTTTTGTGCGAAATGAGTTAATTCCTTTACAAAAGCGACTTGAAGAACTTAACGAATGGTTAGGTGAACCAATAATATCTTTTGACCCCTACCAGTTGAACGCTGAATAGATTATCCCTGTCTAACCAGTCAAGCATAGCCTGTGTGCGACTGGTTAAAATCTACGCCTAAATCCTAGTTTCTCACCCGGTGTCATTGCCCTACCGACCGCTCCTTCTAATAAATGAGTGTTGTTCTGTAAATGCTCGCGAGCCCACGGCTGCAAATTGAAAGCGAATCCGTCAATCATACTGCCCACGTTTGCAGCTCTATAGGTTATGCGCTTAGCAACCAATCCCCCCATAACACCATCTTCAGGACCACACATTAGTGAGTTTTCGCCATCAATAATATAAGACCAGAGGTATCCCTTCTCCTCAGGAGTTAGCTTCTCCAAATAAGAGATACGTACTTTGTGTCTTTGTCTATCGCCATATAGGTCATGAAAAAACTGATATACTCTTGCAACTAAAAAAGAGACAGCCAGTAAAAATGCTGGTCCTATGAAATTTCTATATTCTTTACGGAAACCATCAACCGCAACTTTAGAAGCTAAAGATTCTGGCAAAAAAAGGATCAAACTTAAACCACATGTAATAGCTACAAGAAGTGCCGTTGGAATCTTTCTAAAAAAATCCAATAATCCAGTAATAGCATCCATCTATTTACACCTCAATATGCTCAAAAAACTGCGTCAAATTCTACCTCATAACCTTACTAAAAACACCGTATCCCCATCAGCGCGCGCTCGTATCCCCGCCACGCCTGCCCGCTTTATGTAGTGGTTTTCATGCACCTGCATGACATGAGCAAAAGCCCGCCAGTTCTGGCGGGTCTCAGCAAAGACGATCCTCAATCGATCATGCGATTTCATGCAGCATAGTCATGCACTGCCAAGGGAAGTGAAAATCCGTATCTGAATGATAGCTTGAAAAACGAATCATACAGGTTTACAAAGATGAAAGTTCGCTGTGAAAGGGAAGCGGAAGCGGAAGCGGAAGCGGAAGCGGAAGCGGAAGCGGAAGTTAGTTTTCGGGTAACATAATCCATATGCAAGAGAACCTCTAAAATAGAATGTGGCACTTAAGCGGGGTACTTACAACGATTCTTGCCATATTCACAGTCAACACTCTGTTTGGCGTATTTTTATTCAAATAGCAAACACCAATAAAAGGAGTTTTCATGAACAATATTCCCCCTATACCGCAGTTAGGGATTTATGTCTCAAAAATCGATCCCACCCTACGTATCACTGTAACCGACGTTGATATTGTTGATGGCGATGATGATTCTCCTGATGATGAATTGTTTTATTTAGTCCACTGGATCGAGGGGGAAGATGAAAGTGATATGACAGCAATGGAATTTGAGCTAGACCCAGTAGAGTGGCAGGCTTTCGTTGAATCTGAGCAATTAGTTTTTTAGCGTGATCCTTACATGGATTCAATTCCCGAAAATTCAAACCTCGCAAAGATTCGGGATTTACTCATGAAGACTAAACAGAATGACCATTCGTAAGCATCCATCAGGAAAGTGGCTTAGCGAGTGTTATCTATTTGGGGCAAATGGCAAACGAATTCGCAAGCAATTTGCCACCAAAGGTGAAGCACTTTCACATGAACGCTGTTTAATAAATAGCGCGTCCGACCTGCAGTCTAATACCCACCTTGTACAAGATTTGTGCTTTATGTACCTCAATCATAACTCAGGAGTAAGATAGTGGACACTTTATCTATTAACGGGATTTTTGAAGTTTTCGTTAACAATTGGGTTCCTGGTATCTTCACCTTCTTTCTAGGTATCCTTTACTCAAATATCGTTGAAAAAAAGAAACTTAAACAGAAGCTAAAAAACGATATTCTTGAGATCTTCATACCAGTCTTCAATGTAGGGGACGAGATCTCATTCGAAATGGCGGAGAATGCTTGCAGGAAGATGAAAGGTACCTTTCAGGTATACAAGAGAATATATCCAGGTATCTTCAACAAAGAGGTAGAGAGTGAGCTTGAAGAGCTACTAAAAGATGGATTCCTCATAAATGGTGAAGTTAATCCGCATTACTTTGAACCAGCCAACATTGAGAACCTGATTAATAGATTGTAGCTTCGTTCAATCCCCGCCCTTACGGGGTTTTGCATCATGCGTCAATAACAGCTATTTGATCTGCGTCCTGCTGTTCCACGCAATATCCTATTAGATACTGCCGCTTTTAGCACGAAGCGGCAGGTCTAACTGAGCAGAAGGTGCGCTGTGGGCAAGTAACGGCCCCGGAAATGGTAAAGTGATTTAATTTATAACAATGTGTTGAAGCATAAAGGAAACTTATCTATAACATTTAGCACTGAATAAAATAATCACTAAAACGGATATGTATGGACATTCAAGTAGTTCATAAAGTTACTGAATATGATAGAGAAGAACTCTTAGCGTGGCTAAGAAGCTATAATGCTCAGTTTATCGATTTTAGTAAAAATGGACAGATCGGTGTCTACTGCAGAAATGAAATCGGAGAGATGGTAGGTGGATTAATTGCGGACAGGAAAGGTCCATGGCTGTGTATTGATTATCTTTGGGTGAGTGAATCAGCACGGAGTGGCGGTTTGGGTAGCAAACTTATGAGCATCGCTGAGAAAGAAGGTGTGATGAACGGGTGTATTCATGGCCTTGTCGATACATTTAGCTTCCAGGCTCTCCCCTTTTATGAAAAACAGGGTTATATACTTCAAATGTCATTACCTGATTTCCCTAAAGCAGGGGCACAAAGGCATTATCTAATAAAAACTAATTTATAGTATTGCAGCTTTCACTTTTCAACGCTGCCAACAGGCCGCCCACCTTACGCCTCGTTTCACTCGTTGCCCAAACTAGCCCCCATCAGAATGAATCCTCTTGGGGGCAACGTTTCTTAATGCAGCCAGCTGTCGTCTTCCCACACCTTCTGCATAATTTTCATCACTTGTTTTTTTTCTTCGTCCAGTTTCAGTCCGGTCAGTTCCACACCGTTAGAGCTACCTTTGCGGATGCGAATTACCGTTTTGGGGTACAGGGGGCGCAGATTGCGTAAAACTCGGATTCAAGGGCCTCCAGGGTAGACTGGCTAATTTTCTGCTCTTTATCGATCATTATTTCAATGCGCATAAATTACCCCCTCAGTTAACGACATCCATTGAGTGGTTATATTCGTGGGTTCTAATTTTTGCCATGAGTTCATCAGTCAGTTCAGAAACCCACTGCAGAGCCAGCCCCTTCTCTTCATCACTACACTCACTAGCCGCTACAAGCTTAAGAAAAAAATCAATGCGCTGGAGCTTCAAAGACTCCAAAAAATAGTCCTGCATTTTTCCTCCTATAACACCACAAGAAATACTGTATACATAACCACTGTTTATATTTACAGTATATAATAATCTTACTGATGTAAAACGTTTTTTTACGTTCATCAGCCTGATATGCCTGGTATTATTAAGAGCACGAATTGTTAACCAGCGTAATTAATACAGGTTTCGTCACTTATCATCCTCCTGCAAACGTTGGCTCCGATAGAAAATACGCAAGCCAGCTCCTGACGGAATACTGCCACCGTGAAGGAGTAAATCGACCTCTTTCTCGCTGCCATCAAATCCTCTGGACTTCAGTTTATAGACGAGCAGCTGGCGCTGATGCTCTGTAATTCGCTGTTTGTAGTCTTTACGCCGTTTCGGTTTAACCAGGCGTAACCTTGCTGCCAATTCACGGCGCTCTTTTTTGCTCATACTGTGCAAATAATCGTGCAACTCCTTGTCATCCATGCGGGTAATGTCCGTTCTGGAATCCCTATCCGCTGATTTGTCTTTCTCATGTTGGTTCAAATTTTCAGCAAGGGGACAGTTATTGCCACGAGTCCAAGGGGCGCAAGCGCCCTGGTCGGCTGCCGCCTCCTGAACGTCAACGGCCTTACGAACCATTTTCCACTTCACGGCATGAGTGCAGATCTTGCTCTCTGCAATAGGTGACCAGATGCCATAAATACGAATGCCGTGATCGCCATAGGCGGTCGGCTCTTCGTTGATTTCATAAGCAGTTCTGATGAGGTGATATTTACGGGGAACCAGTACGCCGCCCTGCTTCATGATGTAGGTGGCAAAACAACCAGCATCAGCAGCAGCCAGGATTGCATCAAGGCGCGGGTTATCCAGTACCGGCGCACCTGCTTTTTTGTCACCCTGTTGCCTTGCCGCCTGACCAGCCAGCAATCGCAGTTCACGGTAAGCCTGACGCCCCGGAATGCCAAAGAAGCGGAATTGCTGAACACGATGCAGAGACGCCCAGGCATTCACGTATTCAGCGTTATCACGCAGGGATTTACCCGTTTCCTTGCTGATCTCGCCAGCCAGACCACGCCCGTCAATGTTCTTACTGATATATTTCGCGATGTAGCTTGTCGGCGTTCCTTTGCGCGGGTTAATCAACTCAGACTTAAAGCGCGGCCCCGTGTTATTGCCCAGCTCCTCGCGGTCTTCACGGATGGCAAACTTACGCAGTAATGCAGTGATGGCGCGGCGGTCTTTTTTGCGCATAAAACACAACAGGTGCCAGTGAACTGTACCGTCATGATGCGGCTCAGCCACCCGCACGCCATACCAGCGCAATCCGGCTTTGTGCATCGCCTTACGAAATGCAGCAAACATGCCGACCAAATAATCACTGCTTTGTCTTACCGTCGCATTTGTCCAGTTCGGGTTGGGCCTGCCGTTATTTAGCGTGGAATGGAAACGTGACGGACAGGTGATGGTGTAGAAAACGGCGCAGTCACCGCGCATTTCCGCGATAAGTTCCAGACCTTTAACACAGGCCATCATCTCATTGCGGCGATGCGCAGGGTTGCTGCTGCTGGCGTTTACCACATCCTCCATGTCCAGCGTGTCGCCGTCTTCGTTCACCAGTTCATGAGAACGGAAAAACTCCAGCGACTTACGGCGCTGCTCACGTTTATGCATCACGGCTTCATAGCTGACATAAGGAGATGCTTTTTTGCTGACCAGGCAGACAGCGCGCAACTGCTCTTCCCGCCATTCGCAACGCATCTTCCATAATTTCCGGTACCACCAGTCGGCGCACAACATACGCGCCAGCGACCCCGGTATGAGTTCATAGGGCACGGGTTTGCGGCGGTTTCTTTTCCGACGAAGTTTCTCAAACGCAGGCGGGATAACATCCAGACGCAGGGTTTCCGCTGCCACCTTTTCCCATGTCTTGCGGATTTCTTCTGGCTTAACGTCATCGGTGGCATACAAATCACCACAAGCGGCCTCAAGACACATGCTCATATGCGCCGCAACCAGGGCGGACAGGCGTTTCACCTGATCCTGACTCATTTCAGGCAGGATCAGCAGACCGTCCAGCCCTTGATGGCTTGCCATAAAACGGAAAGAAGCAGATAGCTGACTGTCGCGTACACAATCCAGTCGCTCCAGACATGGCTTAATCGTCTCACGCAAATAGCGGGAATAAGCCTTTGGCCTGCCCAGGCTGCTGAAGTATTCGATATGTTGCATCAGCGGCTTGCTGATGTAGGTGGGCTGGGCGCTGACATCTGCCAGAATGACCATGTCTGGGTTAAAAAGCTGCTGCTCATGCGCAAGCTTTGCGCGGCTAATGAGCTTATCCTGCTCCATTTCGCGCTGGACAGGATCACGGGATTCATTAAAGAAATAACGCTCCCAGACCTGCTCACTCAGTGCATCGCGACGCAGCTGTTCCTGCTCGTTATCGGCAGCGTACAGAGTGATCATGTTTGAAAGTGCAGACTCCGACGCAACTTCCGCCGGGTCCAGATAAGGGTTAATGGCCTTTTTCGGGCCGTTCCATGAAAATGCTGCAGCGGCCTCGTTAAAGCCGCTAGAGTTGCTCATATCGTCATGACTCATACACGCACCTCGTACACAGCAGAACTATCCACGCCACGTGAAGGTTCAAATCCCACCCAGCAGCGCGGCCCGGAAACAGCAATGATTTCTGTTGCTGATTTACCCTCGCCAGCCGCCACACCGATGCTGCGTTTTACCTTGATATAGTGGTGAGTAAAATTGCGATACAGCGAACGGATCAGGGATGTGTCACTGTTAGAAACAATGACCGGATGTCCTTCTGATGACCGATGTTCAAGAACGGATGCCAGGTGATACTGGTCATCTTCAGTGAAACCATCAGTGTGATAGCCGGAAAACGTACCGTCATACGGCGGATCGCAATACACCACATCCCCCGCCTTCAACATCGCCAGCGTTTCATCAAAGCTGGCGCAGATAAACGTTGCTCGCTGGGTTTTTTCTGCAAATGCGCGAATTTCTTTTTCAGGGAAATACGGATTTTTATAATTACCGTAGGGAATGTTGAAATGCCCGCTCTTGTTATAGCGACATAAACCACGGTAGCCGTGACGATTGAGATACAGGAAATATACCGCTTTCATGAAATCAGTAATTTCAGTTGAGTAATTAAACTCCTGCCTTATGTTGTAATAAGCCACCTCCCTGTTTGCGATCTCAAATAAAACTCTGGCACGAGATATAAACGATTCACAATCAGCGGCAACCTTTTTATAGAGGTTGATTAAATCAAGATTAATATCCGCAACCAGATAGCTGGGATAATCCGTCTCCATCATCACAGCACAGGAACCCGCGAAAGGTTCAACCAGTCGCGGGCCAGCAGGAAGATGTTTTTTCAGTTCGGACATTATGGCGGTTTTATTTCCCGCCCATTTCAGCATGGTGCTCATACAGCACCTCCGTTGTAATGTTTGCCTTTCAGCTCTGCGATTTCCTGACAGGTAATGCAAAGCTGCACACCCGGAATGGCACGGCGGCGTGCTGGCGGAATTGGCGCTTCACACTCAACGCAAAGCACACGGGACACGCCCGGCGTTTTGGCACGGGCAGCACGGACATGACGCTGGCGTTCTTCTTCAACGCGCTGCTGTACGAGATCCATTGCATCAGCCATCAGTGGATCTCCTGCGCTTCGTTCTGGATTGCTTCAGCATTCACACGCAGCAGCTCTGCCGCTTCGACGTGGTTTAGCTTGCGGGATGTGATATGACACGCCAGGCTGTCAAGGCGAGCTGCCATTGCTTCAGCCCTTGCCCGGCGTTCTTCCAGACGAGCCTCTGTCAGTAAAATATTAAGCCCTGCGTCATCCGGTCCGGTTTTAGTCGTGAGGGTTTCAATATTACGCATAATCAATTTTCCTGAATTTAGATAAAGGGATGCCCGGCGGGTTTACGCCATTAATTTCATTAGTTGGTTAATTCGGCATGGTTAGCCGTCTGGGAAATAAGCTCACCACTGCACGAAAATGATTCATTGCTTTAATCAATTCCCGCTTTTCATCAGTGGTCAGCTCATTAATGCTGATGCTGTGACGTTCAGCTGGAATTTTTGCCATAAAAAATATGGCAGCCAGTGCTCGTTTATTTTGTTCGTTATTGATATCCCGTGGATCACGCATATCTTTAATAAACCGCTCAAGCTCTGACTCAATATTCAGGCCAAATACTTTCGCCCTTAATTCCGCAATGTGATTAAGTCCATTCAGGCGTTCACCGGGGCTTAATGGAACAGTCGCCGCAGCGCCTTCAATAGCCATTTGTTCCCCCGTTTTTTCGTAGATAGTTCTGCCAGCAATTCATCTTGTGAACGGCACGGATGCCAGCGTTTACCATCCTCACCCATGATCCAGCCGTGACCGTAATGCATTGCCGGGCTTTGTTTAACCAGCAGCGATGCAAATGATGGTTCTTTCGTAATCATAAGCACCTCACAGCAAACCGAATGAAGCACCAAGGCCAGTCATGGTATCAACTGCACTCGCCATCGCAGGATTAGCCTGTAAACGGGCCTGCAATGAAACAGCAGCCAGCGCCATCAGTCGTGTAACAGAGTTAATGCTGCTGATCGCATCACGACGGCCTGCACTGGTTTTTACATCGCCAGAAACCGCACCTGCCGCGACACGACCTATCTCTGCAGTTGCACTCATGACGTAATGCGGCAGTTTCTCTTTTGCCACCTCATTAATTGGTACACATGGCAGGCAGTGAATCTGTGCCAGAAAGCCATCTACCAGCGTTGAATCTTCAGTTAGATCGGTAAGCAGCCAGATTTCTGGTGCGGTGAGCTGATGCGGTTGATCTGGGTTGAGTTTGTTTCGCAGTGTCTGAACATTCATTCCTGCACGTTCTGCCAGCTTCGCCATATTGTGACGTAGTGCAAAAGCTCTACAGGCTTCATCAAAATGCGGATGTTTGGAAATCTTGTAATCAAACATGCTGCCCCCTTAGAAAGTTCCCATAATTGAACTTACTTACCAACAATGACGCGGAAGTTGGAATGTCCGAGGGATTCGCGGACCTGATCGGTTTTGTACATCAGATAACGCAGGCTTACACGACCTTTGTTTTTTTCTTTCTTGACCATGTACTTAGCAAGTTGACCATGGTGAATTTTTTGGTAAACAGAGCCGCGGGAAATACCCTCCCACTCTGCGAACTCTGCAGGCGTAGCCATCTCTTTTGGTACACGAATTGAAATATCAGTACTCATAGTGCAGTATCTCTTACTTTGTGTGCGTGTTAGTTCGTTTTAGCCCGTCTTTTAATCTCTCACATCAAGAGACACGAAGACATTACGATCTTGATTCAAGATTGTCAAATGGAGATTACCAATGTTAAATATCAGAATGGGTTCCGATACGGGAGGTAAGGCAGCTATTGAGAGGCTGCTTGAGGCTTATGGATTCACAACTAAGCAGGCATTAAGCGAGCACCTGAATGTCTCAAAAAGCACTATGGCAAACAGAGTGTTACGTGATAGCTTTCCTGCTGACTGGATAATTCAGTGTGCACTAGAAACCGGTGTTTCGTTGCTTTGGTTAGCTACAGGACAGGGAAGCATGACAGGAGGATGTGAGCCTGAGAAAAGATCTCATAATGAGAACATACAAGCAATTAAACCGTTATCCAAACTCATAACTCCATCTATTCCTAAAGGAATCTTGGAGAATGGACGACTCAGTATTGATGAAGAGATTTTCCTAGACCACAGCATATTACCTGCAGACTATGAAGAATCGATGTTCTTAGAAACCCCTACTGATTGTTATCTCATCGATAAATCAGTTAAACAAGTCAGCAATGGATTCTGGCTTATCAATATTGATGGAATGTTTATTATTGCAAAAATCATGCGGATTCCCGGCAATAAGATTGTAGTAAATCAAGATGAAGCGTCTTTCGAGTGCTCTGCTGATGATGTGGAAGTTATTGGGCGTGCAGTCAAAGTAATAAAGAGTATCTAAACATGACTGTCAGAAAACAGCCAAACGGTAAATGGTTGTGCGAGTGCTATCCCAATGGACGCAATGGCAAGCGCGTGCGTAAGCAATTTGCTACCAAAGGCGAAGCCATTGCTTTTGAAAGCTTCACAATGGAAGAAGTGAACAAAAAACCATGGCTGGGGGAAAAGGAAGATCGGCGACACCTATCAGAATTAATTGAGCTGTGGTATTCACTGTATGGTCAAACACTCGCAGACCCCAAACGCCTGATGGCGAAACTTAGAATTATCTGTACTGGTCTGGGCGATCCTATCGCCTCAGAGCTGACAGCCGGTGATTTTACTAAATACCGAGAAGCGCGGCTAAAAGGTGAAGTGCGAAATGAAGATGGCACGCTTATGTCGCCCGTTAAGCCCCGCACTGTAAACCTTGAACAGCGCAACCTATCATCTGTTTTTGGCACACTGAAAAAGTTGGGCCACTGGTCAGCCCCCAATCCGCTTGCCGGGCTGCCAACATTTAAAATTGCTGAGGGTGAACTGGCGTTCCTGACCCCGGAAGAAATTAAACGTCTGCTGGATGCCTGTGCTGATTCTCAAAGCCCCAGTCTACTTTTAATTGCAAAAATATGCCTGGCCACCGGCGCACGCTGGAGCGAAGCCGAAAACCTGCAGAGTCATCAGGTATCAAAATACCGTATCACTTATACCAAGACTAAAGGTAAGAAAAACCGGACAGTGCCTATTTCTAAGGGTTTATATGAAGAACTACCTAAGAATAGGGGAAAATTATTCACACCTTGTAGAAAAGCCTTTGAACGCGCGGTAAAACGAGCTGGCATCGAGCTACCAGAAGGGCAATGCACACATGTATTACGACATACATTTGCCAGTCACTTTATGATGAATGGCGGAAACATATTGGTGTTACGTGATATCCTTGGACACTCAGATATAAAGATGACTATGGTTTACGCCCATTTTTCTCCAGAACACTTAGAAGATGCAGTATATAAAAACCCTTTGAATAATTTATAAAAATCAAAACAGAAGAAAATAAAATGGAAGAAAATAAAATAAAAGAAATCCACTACAATAATATTATTAAAACAATTCTACAGTCAGATAGAGTTTCCCCGCCCCTTACACTTGAATCAGATATCGTGTCAGACTTTAAAGAACGATGCGAGTACTATATCGATTCCCTTAAAAAATATGACAAAGAAAACAATACCAAAATAAACTTCGACTTAATGATCAAGCGAATTTCGATTATAGTTAATGGGATTACAAAATGCCTTGAAGAATTTTTGTCTGGAGATATAAAATCTGCTTACGATGTATTTAACGATATTTTTTCATCTAGCACTATTAATAAACACATAAGGAGAATAACCATTCCCCTTTATGATGTCTGCAATGAAAAAAGACCTTTATTTCGAGTAAGGAAATCTGACGCACCATTAACTGATAGAACAGATATTTTTCATATACCTTTTACTAAAAGGTATAATGTTAATGCACAACGATATTCAGTTGCTGGGCTACCATGCTTATATCTTGGAGCTTCTCTTTACGTTTGTTGGCTAGAAATGAATAAACCAGATTTTGACAAATTATATTTATCATCATTCATATCATATGATAAAAGGCCTAAAATCCTGAATTTTTCACCTAACTTGCTTAATGATCCTATAGCTGGCATTTTGGAAGGGGATGAACTTGAAAAAGCCAACTGGATTAAAGCTTCATACTTTATTCTATGGCCATTAATTATTTCATGTAGCTATATAAAGAAAAATCAAAATGCATCTTTCATTCAAGAATACATAATCCCTAATATTTTAATGCAATGGATTAGTAGGAGAAGTAATTCACCTATCGCTGGTATAGCCTATTATTCCACTAGAATGCATAATGCTAATAAAACACATAGATCAATCAATGTAGTATTACCACCTAAAGCTACTTACAAACAGATAATAGCTCAAGAATATTGCCCGCGCTTACAGGCTTTATTTCATTTTACACCTCCTGTCTCGTGGCAGGTTCTAAAAACTTTAGACTATCAATTTGTCGGAGAAAGAACTCCTGACCAAGCTAATGCAGCAACTTTCTTGCAAAGAAAAGAGAAACAGACTGGTATTTCAAATTTTTATGAAGATATAGTGGAATTATATCCCCTTACCGATTTTTATAAACTTGAGGTCTGTATAGACCGACTTTTCGAATATAGTACAATTTCTTGTTAGGCATGGCGGCATTTTGGCGGCAAGGCATTAAAAATATGTAAAACCGACAAACACCAGACAACACTAACATATTGTTTTTAAGAATAATTAACTGTTTTTGTTATAGTATTAATGGTATGTAGGAATTTCGGACGCGGGTTCAACTCCCGCCAGCTCCACCAAAATTCTCCATCGGTGATTACCAGAGTCATCCGATGAAGTCCTGAAAGCCCGCATGGCACAAGCCCTGCGGGCTTTTTTATGTCTTCAATTTGTCCTGCAAAATCTCAAGCAAACTAATTTATTCTGAACTTTTTAGGCCCATTGATAGGCCCAACGAAAAGCTCTATTGTTTTCGTTGGGCCTAAAAGCATGGAGACGACTCATGGCAAGACGAACCAAGCGTTAACAGATACGGAAATCAAAGCCGCCAAACTTAAAGATACCGATTACCAGCTGTATGATGGAAGAAAGACCGGAAACTTCAGTTTAGACTGGCACTGTTTACAGGGGGAAGGTCAGGATGACTCGGTACGAAAGGTTATTTATCTGGCAATCAAGGATGCATCAAAAAAATGGAGTATGCCGATCCAGAATTGGTGACTGGCGATGAGTCGCTTTATTGTCGAGTTCGGTGACCGCCTGAACGATCACCTTTAATATATTGGCAGTTACACAGAATTACTGACAGGCTCAATTTCGGCGGTAGTCACAAATAGCCATATGAGCAGGCCTTTCCACTCGGGAAGACTTTTTCACGTCAGGGATAAGTGATATGCCCTACAATCGCGCAGATGAGTCGATAATCGCTAACGTAGAAGATCTCCGGATTATCCGCACTTTGCTCGCCGATAAAGAAAACCCAAGCTTTATCTTTCAGCCCTTTCCCTTTGGCTTCTATCGCCTCTGTCCGAGCGGCCTCCAGCTCTTTGCGAACCACGGTACGCTTGGCTTTTGACCAGCCAGCCCAATCGATGTAGATCTGGTAGCTTCGAGTGGGTTTAGGTTTACCTGACTCATCTTCCCCCCATTCACCAGACAGTGGAATGATGAGTTTTTCATCATTTTCAGTAAATTTGTTCCAGAGTAGTGGTGCATAAAAGATCTTCGGCTCCGGGTAAGGTTGAATCTCATTCCGGAGCTTTTTAAACGCCGTCATGTAGATTTGACCACTGATACCAGGAACGTTAAGCGACATTCCCCGGTCATGCGGGAACCGGATGAAGGCACGGCAAATATTGCGAATAGCATTCACTTGACGCCGGGATTGTCGTTCGGATGAATTACCTTCACCAGATTGTGAGGATGCTGAACGTGTCGAACTGGATTTACTTTCATCACCAGAGAAACCGGGTTCAACAACCGGGCGTTTTTCGATCAACTTTAATCCCGAGGGCATTAAACCCGGAGCACTGTCCAGTATGTTGCGGACACTCGCCTTCTGGCCTTGGCGAATTACTGTGCTTTCAGCATCAGCATCACATTCATGATGATGTTGAATATGTCGTTTCTTTTTAAAATAGGCTCTGACTTTTTTATCTTTTTCCCATGCAGCAGGATGCATGGTTATACCACACCCCCAGCACACATAGCCTTCCGTATCAACACTATCAAGCAACCACAGATCCTCTGCCTCTACAATCTCACGGGTATGTTTATCACGTGCAGACTCCATCACATTTTCCTTTTGTAGAATAAAAATCCAGCATACCTAGTTTTGGCAGTCAAATGCTCACAAAGATGATTCTCCATAAAACTCGTCGGTAATGTCTCTCGCTGCCAATTCCCCCTAAAAGTTATGAGGTTCCTTGATTTAAGTACGTTGCGGTTACTCACTATGTCAACAAACAGCATACGCATTGAGACTTACACCATCCGACTAAAATATCTGTTAAACCTGTGGCAATTGAATACCATTTCGTTTAAGAGTTGAGAGCAATTCGATTGACCCCGATCTGTCCAAGCAACGTTTTCGTATTGCTTAACAATTGTAGCTTTACATCATTTTCAGGCATTGACCACGCCTGACCCAGCAATCGAACTGTAATATTGAAATCCCATGGCATCACAGTTCGATTGTCAAATTGAGCAAATGGCCCGTCGCTCTCTGGCACAACCTTGTCTTTAGGGAGCTTAGTAGCAAGAGCTTTCCCTGCGGCAGAGTTGAAAGCAGCCGGACCAATACTGAACCAGCATCCCTGTGCTGAAGCATCCCTCAATTCCGTAACACTTCCAGTGAACCAATGTAAAATAGGAATTCCGTGAGAGGGGAACGCTTTTAAGGTAGCTAGCACATCCGGAACGGCCTGTCTTGAGTGAATGCTCATTGCTCGTCCCCCAACATCGTGGCACTTCCTGACCGCCTCGGAAAACACTCGACGTTGCATCGCGTAACTGGTGGAATATCGTTTTGAACCATCCAATCCAATCTCACCTACAGCAGCTACGTTTTGAATCAACTCGAGAAGCATTTCCAATTCCTGGAAACGATCAGCGACAATTTCAGGATGAAGTCCAGGACTGATCATTACCGATTCATGTTTTTCTAAAACATGACTTGTAGCCTGAAAAGCCTTTGGGCTCGTAGTAACTAACCAAGTGAAAACATTACGCTTAATCGCACCGGCATAAACATTTCTAGCCTTGGGATACAAATCAACGTGACAGTGAAAATCAATCAAAGCAATTTATCCTGAGTGAGTACAGTTTCTAGCTCTTTTATACCTTCTTGCAAAACTCTACGGTACATAGGGCGCTCGTTAATCGGTGCAAAAGCCAACGAGCCACCAAGAAATCTATCAAGCCCTCTCTTCCTTACATCAAGGATGGCAAGTGCAACAGCCATAGGATCATCGGGTGCACTTGATTTATCACTGCCAACAACAGACTCAAAGCGGTAAGATGTTGTATCCCCCTCAGGTTTCCATGCAAGGAATGCAGCCCGACGGATCAAGCATGGAACACAGCGTCCACAGTGCTGACGATTATAAGTTCGAAAACGGCCACAACTTGTAGAATCAGCAGCCCATTTTTGCAAGAGGTCTTGGTCAAGACATTCCCGCATCATTTCGCCTTTAGTTTTAAAACGGTAAGGCAATTGAAACTGCACATTAATACCCAAAGTATCCAGAACTCTTTGCAACATATCGATAAACATAGGATGCGTTGTTCGAGTACTCAAACTAGATACACGCCCTGGAACCAAAGGAGGATTAATGGAGATCACCCCATTTTCCGGGATAAATATTGTTGGCTTCGGTTGGTTGATTTTTGTTGAAGCAAGTAGTGCAAATGCATAAAAAGCTAATGAACGACCACGTGTAGAAGGTTCGCGCGATCCTTTGAAGCTGATACCATGACTCCATTGATAATGTGAGCCATTTCCCATCAGCATAGCCGCGTATGCTCTCTGTCGCTCTGAATCTTTATGTGCGAGCTGAGAAACAAATAGAGGTTTTTGGCCTTTAGTTACTAAATCAATCCCACCTATTAGACTATCTAATCCCCCCGATAATAAAGACACGCAGTCATTGCTGAGAAAAGCGCCGTCTCCTTGAGGAGATTCCATGCCTGCATTATTGAAATTTAATAACCAATAATCACCAGTCAGAACTTTTAGCATATCTTCAAGATCAGATTTCAGCGGTAGCCATTTATCTGGATCGCACAACCCAACCGTAAGCTGAATATTCCGGGTCCAGCCATCTGCACTTGTTCTTCTAGGGCTTGATAGATCCGCGCTACATACCGCGAGGCAAAACTGTACGAAATCCCAAATCTCTGTTGAAGGTCGAAACCCACCCCGTTTTAATGCACCATGCCATCGATTCGCAATTGTACCAACACCTGCACGCTTAGCGCCTTTAAAATAGGAGAATACTCGCTCATCAGCAGGAATCTGCGCTGGAATCAGTTCTGCTTTAGCACACATAACTTTAATCATTCTGAAAATACCTCTAAGGCAGACAAGAGAATTGACTGAGCCAAACTTTTCGGTTCTGTATTTTTTGTAGTTTGTTTTTCCAATACCACTCTAACCTCAGCACCGACCCACTCGCGAATATCAGAACGCCGTTCCTGAATTAATAAAGGATCATATTTTAATTTTTCGTAAGTCTGTCCAAGCTGGAGATCTATTCGATTACAAATCTCATTCGCAATGGTCAACCCCATGACTTCAGCTATCTGCGCATCCGTGAGATTAAATATGTCCACGTCCGGATAAAGTTCATAGAGTTGTGCCATAGCCTCCGCGCCAGCATTACGGAGCGATTCGTCATCAACGCTTCCTGTCCCAGGAATAACCTCTTTCAAAATTTCAAGAGTAAGATCTGTTGCCGAAAGGTTCTCTTGACGAACGTGAGTAAGCCAATCAATCACTCGCTGGTCGTTTCCATCCCTAACAGACGTCAGGAACTCACCAAGACTACCGACACCACTGGCAACACCTCGCATAGTAGCGGCTGCTCGTCGCGCGCCCCCCATGCCTTTGGAGACCATGCTTTTTGTCGCACCACGTAAATTATCGTGGCTGCCATTTTGCAGATATCTCCCAAGTAGCGAACGAGCAGGTCCAAACCGTCGTTCTGGTGCTATTGCACCATCAGGAATTACATTTCCACCGTTCTCCTCCGATGGTGAATCAGGCGAATCACCTCCACCTGTTGTAGAGTCACTTTCAGGTTTTAACCATTCAGGATCAAACGGTGAACCTGCACGGCCTCCCCCACTAGAAGTTGATGTTCCCATTAGCGCCTCCTCCCAAGGTTCACAATTGCATTCCTAGTTGTTTTTGGTAATTCGTTAAGATCTTTCCATCGTTCTAAAAGTTGCTGTGCCCATGGCTGAGCACCAAGAGTTGGGATTAAACCTGGGCCAATAAGTTTCAGAGGAGCCTGATCCAACAAGCTGACTGCTTTATTCCCAATTTCCGTGTAAACCTTGCAGCACTCAATCAGCATTACAATTTCTTTGCTACTCTTCCAGGTACGTGAGGTACTATTGCTCTGCCAAGCCTTAGTCATCGCCAACTCTGTCTGTGAAGGTCCTATTTTCCTCATAAGTTCAACTAAGGACTCATGACCATTAGTTGCAACTTTCAGTGCGTCTCTCAATTTTCTAGAATCAGGAGTCATATTGTCATCACCGAAGTCACGAGTTCCAGAGTCACGACTGAGGTGGAGAAGCGGGCGTAGATCCTCGGTTCCCAAAGCTGGCAGGAGTTGGAGCCATTGCTGAGTAAATGGCGTATTCTTGAAAGGCTCAGGTAAACTACTCTGACCCGCTGCAGCAGCTTCAGCATCCGCCAAAACTTGTACCCTACCGTCATTATCCGAATGAACACGACTAGCAAGTTCCTCAGCAAGGCTTTCGTCGCACCTTTCAAGGAGATGCCATTTTGCCAGTGCGGCTATATCTAACGTTATTCCCTGAGGCGCAGAAAGAGCATCACGCAAATAAACAGTATTTAAAAATCTTTTCATTAGCCGGGGATTAGCGTTTACTGCTAAAGAACTATGAAGAAGAGCCGCAAGGCCTTGGGCTAAATCCATTAAACTTTTGAGTGCATTAACATGCTCAACCAGTTCATATAAAAACTCTTGATTGATCGTTTCACCTTTCCAACTATTACGCAGCTTCTCAGGGATAACGCTAAGAGCATGATTGAATCTTTCCTTACTGAAATGACCTGCGTTGGTCTCTCGCTCAAGCAGCAAAAGCACCAGATACGCTTTCGCCTCATTCAAACCAAGGCGAGGAACATGCAGTGGAACCTGTATTAATTTATCGAAATAGTTAGTTGCAACATCGCCCGTAATTCCCGCTCCATCAAAGTGAACCTTCACTGCAGCTTTTATAAAATCATTATCTGCAGCAATAACGAAAGCGCTACGGCGAATAAATAGTAATAAACGAATTGATTCAAGTGTTGAAATTGCTGTTTGTGGCAAACATCTGTCTAAATCATCCACAAATATTACTAGCGTAATTTTCAACTCATCGAGAATACTCTCTAAAGTATCCCTGAATGCCTGAATATGGGCTGGCATCGAGAATGGTTCACTCGGTTTTAGAAGACCACTGGTATTTAGCTCGAGACTATCTGTATCTGATGATCCATTGCTCGATTTGTCATCCGACGCAAACCAACCAGCCAATTTACAAACGGTTTTTCCAAGAGAACCGACAGGAATGCCAGTAGTTAAAGTCAATGCAGCTTCGCCGCTTAATTGAGCGACTCGGAGAAGATTTATCCTTCGCCACAATTCAGATACTTTGTCAGTGATAGTCTTATTTTCATCTGTAAGCCGAACAATCTCGTCCCCCACAATTTGTAACAATGCACTTCTGGCGGACTCAAAATCTTGGTACAGCCATGGATTGAAAGTGAGTACGACGAAGGAATGCTTTTCTTGATTTCTCTCTTCAACCAACGCCCCTTTAACTGAAGAGCTCTCCAGGCGGGATGCAATCATTTTCACCAGAGAAGATTTACCAGCTCCCCAGCCACCTGAGACCCCTATAGAAATAGGTTCCCCATTAGCCTGCTTCAGCAGGCTTGCGCATGCATCAGCAACAACACCAAAATTCAAATAATCAACAGTTGTCTCGTTGTCATGCCACATAGCGAAAAATCCATTTAAAATTAGTTTATATCAATAGGATATGAAAACTGTTGGTATCTGGTTCACAAATTCACTCTTGTGTAGGGCACTTGGCCTGTGGTCAGCAGATCAACACAACGCCCTGCAAAGGCGTTTGGTATCGCAAGAGCAACAAAATTGCGAGCACGGGTTAGGCCAACGTAGAGTACACGCTTTGCCTCAGCATCTACTCGTTCTTGCCATGACTCAAACAGTGCTTCAATTCTGTTTTCAGGGGCTCGATTCGGCGGGACTACGACGCATACTGCATCGTACTCACGACCTTTCACTTCATGTATGTTGCCACATGCAAAACCTAGAGCAGCGGGCGCTTGAAGATGCTTTGACCATTGCGCATTAGGAGGCTGTCGTGAATCGCCACGGATAACCTGGCCCCCTACAGTATCACAGAAGGCGTTGGCGTACCCATTGAGCCAAATTTGAGCCTTCATAAAAGGCCTGGTAAATTTTGTGATTGTTGGGATCGGTAGCTACGGCCTTTTACATCGCTTCAACTCGTTCGGCAAGCATGAATGAAGAGTAATCATCACCAGACGACAATAGTGCAACTGCCCTCTTTCCTGGACTGTTCCGGTACCCCAGGAGAAAGTACTTTATCAGTGTTCATCTCTCTTATGATGCCCGTGAACCCAAATGCGTCGCGGAACCTACTTTTACCTTCTTCTGACAAGAGCAGGAGTCTGGCACGATGAATACCATTCATGTCCTCCGTTCATCAGGTCCTCTCCGGTAGCCCCCTAAGTTTTACTTTTCTCACGGAATTTTTTATTACCGTAGGCGTTATTCAGCGTAGTCCGAAGACGTGATCCTGCTCACCCAGTCAAACATAACTTGCATATGATTGCCATTGGATGTCCTCACACCAACCTGACACGCATTTACGCCTGTCGTTTTGCCAGTCAAAACCTGTCCATACTTCATATAGATTTTGATACCGACTCCCTGTTTATAGCACTTATTGCAAATCGAGAAATAATCTCTTCTTGATGGAGTATATTGCTGAAGATTAAATTCGTCAGCCGGCACCAACGAAAGATTAAAAGCGTCATTACCTAATAATTCTTCAAGAATTGCCAAAGACTCTAATTTAACTTCAATGCGCTTATTTCCTTTAGGTTTATCCGAAGCCAGAATCAAATTTTCCCTCGGATTAAACTTCGCAATGTAGCCTGTGATTATCCGGGCATTATTACTCACCAATCGAACAGGGATATCATTAAAACGTAGAAATTGAACTCGACGAGCAAGCATAGAATAATCCCGCGGCCATATTTCAGCCTCTCGCCCGTAGGAAATATCATTTACAGCTATACATTCCATAAAGATATATTCATCTATGCTGAATGAAAAAGCCCCGGATTCACGGGGCTGAATAAAACGAAATAAATTAACGTAACAGAGACAGCACGTTCTGCGGGACCTGGTTAGCCTGCGCCAGAACGGAAGTACCGGCCTGCTGCAGAATCTGCGCGCGAGACATGTTGGAGACTTCGGTCGCGTAGTCGGAATCTTCGATACGGCTACGCGCTTCAGACAGGTTGTTTACGGTATTGCCCAGGTTGGTGATAGCGGAGTTGAAACGGTTTTGTACCGCACCCAGATCAGAGCGCAGCGCATCCACCTGCGCCAGCGCGGCATCAATTTTCTGCAGCGGGTTTTCGGTGGTTTTAGCGGCTGCTTCAGCCAGCTCTGGTTGTGCTTTGAAATCATGACCAGCGGCTTTGCTGGCATTGTAGGTTTTACCGTCGATAGTAACGACTTCGGTTTTACCATCTACGCCACCCAGTTGGTTAGCCGCTGTTTTGGTAGTGCCGTCAGCAGCAGTATAACTTGTGGTTTTAGCTTTAACTGCTCCTGTCGCTTCATCGTAATCTGCGGCGTAATACTTATCGCCAGCTTTAAGCGCATAACCACCTTCAATTGTCTTACCATTTTTATCGGTATAAGACATTTTGACCAATGTCGCGGCACTTGCATCCGCAGATGATACGCCCCCATCTTGTAAGGCTTTTTTCGTGGCAGCATCTGCTGCTACAGGAGCATTAACCTGTACCTTAGTAACAGCGGTATCACCTGTAACAGTAGATTTAGTTGGGGTAGCACCGAATGATACAGCCCCTGTAGCACTATCAACGGTAACTTCATATTTGCCATTTTTGGCAGTATCCCCCGCATCGGTATAACCACCTACAGTGGCATAATATTTACCATCCTTAAAGGATACGGTGGCAGTCAATGTATCGCCAGTTACTGTCGGGTTGCCTAATGCAGCTTTAATCTCAGTTGCAGTTGGTGCCGTAAGCGCCTGAGTACCATCACTATAGGTAGAGCTGATAACGTCTGTCGCAGAAACATCATACGCTTTCTGCACGTTCAGTGAGTCCAGACCCAGGGTCTGAGAGTTGATCTGCTTCAGATCGATATCGATAGTTTCACCGTCGTTGGCACCAACCTGGATGGTCAGGGTGTTGTCCTGCGCCAGGACTTTCACGCCGTTGAACTGAGTCTGGCCGGATACACGGTCGATTTCGTTCAGGCGCTGGGTGATTTCAGCCTGGATGGAGTCGAGGTCAGACTGGGAGTTGGTGCTGTTAGCAGACTGAACCGCCAGTTCACGCACACGCTGCAGGTTGTTGTTGATTTCGTTCAGCGCGCCTTCAGTGGTCTGCGCAATGGAGATACCGTCGTTAGCGTTACGGGAAGCCTGAGTCAGACCTTTGATGTTCGCGGTAAAACGGTTAGCAATCGCCTGACCTGCCGCATCGTCTTTCGCGCTGTTGATACGCAGACCAGAAGACAGACGCTCGATAGCGGTGCCCAGTGCGGACTGGGATTTGTTCAGGTTATTCTGGGTCAGCAGCGACAGACTGTTAGTGTTGATTACTTGTGCCATAAAATTTTCCTTTTGGAAGGTTTTTGATAAAGCAATCCTCCATGAGAAAAGCGACTAAAATTCTTCCTTATCTGATGTAAAGGAGAAAATCATGGCTACTATTGGGTATATTCGGGTGTCAACAATTGACCAAAATATCGATTTACAGCGTAATGCGCTTACTAGTGCAAATTGTGACCGCATTTTTGAGGACCGTATCAGTGGCAAGATTGCAAACCGCCCCGGCCTGAAACGAGCGTTAAAGTATGTAAATAAAGGCGATACTCTTGTCGTCTGGAAATTAGACAGACTGGGCCGCAGCGTGAAAAACCTGGTGGCGTTAATATCAGAATTACATGAACGTGGAGCTCACTTCCATTCTTTAACCGATAGTATTGATACCAGTAGCGCGATGGGGCGATTCTTTTTTCATGTAATGTCAGCACTGGCCGAGATGGAGCGAGAATTAATTGTCGAGCGAACCCTTGCCGGACTGGCTGCCGCCAGAGCGCAAGGACGACTGGGAGGGCGCCCTCGGGCGATCAACAAACATGAACAGGAACAGATTAGTCGGCTATTAGAGAAAGGCCATCCTCGGCAGCAACTAGCTATTATTTTTGGTATTGGCGTATCTACCTTATACAGATATTTTCCGGCAAGCCGCATAAAAAAACGAATGAATTAA